CTATTTGAACAGAACAGCCCATAACCTTCTGCATTATGTTCTTTCATCAAATCTTCGATTTCTGACACTTCTTTTCTATCTAAACTCTTTTTGCTATGTTTGCATTGAAATATCCACTTGCTCCGCTCCGTTTTTTGTAATCTTCTATATTCTTCATCTGCCAAAATGTCTATTCCTCCATCGGGCGCATTTGTTTTTCCCACACATTTAACATCTAAATATCCGATACTATTCAACAAATCAAAACAAAGCATTTCAAATTCTTCGGCTGATAAAGAAGAGAAATCATAGCTTGTTTTTATTGGTATATTTGGCGCAATTCTTTTCAACTCATGTATCTGCTTTGATAGAAACTCATACTCATTTATGAAAGATACTTCATTTATTCTGACCATCACTTCCAAAAATTTCAATCTTTCAATCTCAACATAAACCAAATGCGAGAAGTCGCTATAATATTTTATGTTAGAACTCTCGAGGCTCTCATATTTTTCTGCGATTTTTATGAATTGTTTGATATATTTGCTGTCAATAACAGCTATTTTATCCGATTGAGAGCTTTTAAATATAGCGTAATTAATACCAATGTAGATATCATTAGCCTCGATAAATTCCTCAAAACGAGCGGTTGGAAGTGCTGTTCCTATGTCGTTTGTAAATATCATAGCATTACCCTGTTCGGACATCAGCCTATCGCCATCCAACTTAAAATTACTATTATCTTTGTAATCATTGTCTTTAAAGACTAATTCGAGTAAAGCCTCATTGTATTTGTAAAACACATCAATATCATTTTCAGAGAGTATTTCGCAAACACGTTTAACAAAATCAAAGTCGAATTTATCACAACAATAACCAACATTATGTATACACATACAGCTTACGTCGTCATCTTGTTGTTTAACAAGCCTATAATTTGTGACAACTTTGTTTTCCAATAGATTTACAACGCTTTTGTAATATGAAAGTGTTGTAATGGCAGAAAAAATCTGCATATCAAGCTCGTAGTGCATATCGCAATTTTCATCGAAAACGGCGATGTTTAAATCGAATGTGCCATTGTAGTTAACGGTAACGGTAACATCTCCGAAAAAGCCATCAATAAATAATTGAAGACCTTCTTTCTCGTCTAATGCCTCACATGGATAGTTTGTTTCTATTGCGTCAAGAAATTCTTTTTTTGTCATATTATCCTCCCGCAATAATTGTTTCTTCGAACAAAATATTTCTTATCTCTGTTTTCATCATTCATCGCTCAAACACCACAGTATTTGGAACAAACTCCTTGATGATTTTCGTGATTAGCTCATTTGATTGTTGGCTTTCGTCTACACAGAGAATATCGAACACCCGCTCCAAAACTTTCTTCTGCTCTATGGTGATGTTTGTCTGTAAGTTCAAAGCCTTGTATTTTGTGTTTGATTTTTGCGCGCCAATCAGAATATCGAGAGCCGCCACCAGTTCTGTGTGATTCACTTGCTCCGTTTCGGCTTTGGATATCAGGGTTACCTCTGGCATAACAACAGTGGTCGCGGATTCGGTATCGGGCGTGGTTTCATTTTGGGCGAATTCAATTATGCGCTGTGCCTTCTTATCTGAACTCCGTTGGTTGGATGTTTTTCTTATATCAGCAGAAATTTCGTCAGCCCAAGTCCTCAATTCAGAAATCATTGCGGAATAGGCGGCGTTCTTCTCCATCTCATCGCGGCGTGCATTGGGTATTAACCTGTCAGAAAGAATGTGAAGTTCACCGAGCAGCCACCCATTAAACCGCTCGTCTTTAAACACGTGATTCAAAGTGGTTTTGTCCCCGATAAGAATATTGCCTTTTCTCACACGAAGCCCTTTAATTGCCTCGTCTTGCAGGGTGCCATAAAAACTCGTTCTCGCATACCAAAGGTAGGCTACGATTTCACCTTCGTAGCTAAAAACCTTGGTTTCAACTTCAGAGATATTATCCTCGAGTTTTCGGAGGCGGTCTGAGATTACGGTGTCACGGTACGCCTTCATAACGGGAGTGCTTGTTTTTCCGTCGCCCACAAAAATATTATAGCTTGATGACGTGAAGCCATAAACCTTCAGTTTGGACTTGATAATCCTACCCCAACCGAAAGTTCTATCGAAGTCAACCGGTGCAACTTGCTCAAGGTATTCCTGAACTCTGTCCACATCCAATATGCCGTCAGTATCTTCAACCCCCGTCATTACGACATTGAAGTAGTGCTTTGTCCGTGCTTCTCGTTCGACCTTGACCGTCACCACATCGGAGATAAGCGAGAGCAAGTCAATATCGATATTTTCGTTGAGCATTCGCTCACAAAGAGTGTGGGCATCAAATTCAATAACCGTCCGCTTGTCTTCACCGGCGGCGGAGGTCTCGAAAATTAGGGTGTGGCAATATGCCAACCCCGCCAAACGCCCGATTCCTCGAAAGCCTCGCGCATTTGTAAACCTTTTTGGAGAATGGCCAATATCCAACAGATACTTGCCAGCGTAATCAACGCCTATACCAGTGCCGTTATCGGATATCCGTATAGACTGCCTCTCTTTGTCGATTACGAGGTCAATTCGAGCTTTATCCGCTTTCACCAGCTTTTCAGACACGGCAATATCAATGGAATCGACGGCATTCTGAATGTACTCGCGGTATATGTCTTTCGGTCGCTCGTACATACCTGAAGTTAGGGTTTCGAGTGTGAATTTTCCTATCGTGATTTCCACTTTACTTGACCTCCTTTCTATAAACTTTCTGTAGTAGGGCAATGATTTCCTCGATTTTATCGAGTATGACTTCACCTGCGATTTCATCTTCGTTTTGCTCTCGTAAGGTTTCTCTCAGCTGCTTTGACTTTTGGTATAGACGAGCTTCAATTTTCTTCTCGTCACATTCAAGCCCCAGCCGCATTATATTTTTCAACTCAGTATCTGATATGGCATTTGCCGTCCTATACCGCAAAGCGATATCAAGGCTGCGGGTGTCTAACACAACCTTTTTCAAATCCTTTTGCGCCTTGTACAAAGCGTCAAAGACATTTGTGGTCAGATAAGGCTCCTCAATAAAAGCTCGGATAACATCGGTGATAAAAACCGTTCCTTGGAGCGTAAGCATCCCCTTGAGACAAGAGAATTGGGTGTGTGCCGAATGGATTACATACCTCAACAGTTCGCCATACAGCAAGGGGAACTCAACCTTAATGTAAGTGAGCATATCAGCACCCAGCCCTTCAATGTTCCTCAAAATGCTCAGATAAGACAAATTGTAAATGAACATCTTGCGGAGCGTTGGAGTGTTTGCTCGACCGTAGTTGTCCATTGAGAAATCATTATCTTTGATGAGTTCCACATAGCTTATGTAGTCGTCACCCAAAGAACGGTAAAGCCTTGTCCATTCGTCAATCCGACCGTGGTTTACCTTCCACTGGGCATAGCGTTTTTTTCTGTCTTCTTTAGATTCGTTATTGCGCTCTACAAAGTGTCCGCGAAGTCCGAGAAGGTCTTCCGGCATAGCGAGGTTTTCTATAAACTCCTCTGCAGTGGTGCCAAAGTCCGCTTCAAAGAACGAGCGGGTGGATACACCTTTGCCCTGCGTTGGAATCAGCATCCGCTGCACGGCACGGAGGTATTTTTTATTCCAGTGCGTACCGACAAAAGACCTATCTATAGCGTTGAGCGGTATATATTTCATCGGGAAAGAGAAGATATGCACCCTCCCGTCGTTTCCATATTTAGCGTTTAGTTCATCGCAGAAGTCCATTGAAATCTTCATGCGGTTGAACAAATCCCGCGGTGTATCAGCGGAGTAATGCTGACCCTTGCCCGTAAAATCTTCACCATTATAAAGGATGTAGTTCGACAAATACTTAATGTCGTTCTTGGCACAGAGTTCCAACGCTCTTTTATACTGCTCCTCGTCCTCAATATGGTCAAACGCTATGCGGGCAGGACTAATCGCCAACTCACCGAGCCGCTGCGCTTTATGCTCGTTCAACAGTTTGGCATCTAACCCTTGGTTAAAGTCAATGTAGCGTCGGAGGGGTTTCCCAGTGTGCGGGCTTGGGTAGGTGCAACCTTTTCCAAAGCCCAGTTCTATCAGTTCGTCAATAATGTGGTCGAATTGATTCGAGCGCAGCACATTATTGTCCATCAGGAGCAAGTAGCGTTTTGCTCCGAAAAGTCTATCCACCTCGGCAATCTGCTTGCGGATTGAGAGATAAGGCACATACTCAGGCTCAAGGGTTTGCACGGCACAGAACTGGCACCTCATTCCGCAACCGCGTGTCATGTAGAGGAAGTAAGCGTCGGTAGCCGGGTATTTATAATCGACATCATCCAGAATGTCGTAGTCTGGTGTTAGGCGATCAATGCATTTTTCATCGCGCAAGCCAAGCGTTCCGTCACGATTAAGCAACCCTTCAATGAGTTTAATTGTCGGGAAAGTCTCCATAAACAGTTCGGGCATAAGAGTGGCCATAATACCGCCAACGAATACCATATGCAGGTCTTTAACAACTGTGAGAGCATACTCAATGCTCTTTTTGGTTTTTTCCCATTCGAAAGTAAACAGCGTCGTAACATAGACCCTGTCCCATTTTTTTTCTGCCAGTTCATCCGGCAGTTTTCCTTTTGCAAATACTACGCAGTCACCTAACCGCTTGTGGAAGGTTGAAATTTTCATCAACCCCAAAGGCGGATATTTATTTGCGTAATTTGGCTCTATTAGTAGAATGTCCTCCATGACATTAAGTCCTCCCAGTTTCTTCGAAATCCAATACATATAGATAAAATCTCGCCCGCGTTTGTGCCGTGTAGAGGGTTGCACGGACGCTATCGGTTTTCGGCTCGTTCTTGTATGTATGGTTTATATAAACAACGACATCCGATTCAAGTCCTTTGAACCCCTGTATCGTTCTGTAAGCTATTGAATCTGTGTCAGGCAAAACACGCTCACTACTGAGGTTATGCCCGCCGACAATGACGGTTTCACTCAGGATAGAGTTTTCCTTCTTTCGATTGCTCAAGATAACTATCTTCTGAGGAGCGACGCCCTCTCTATTAACCAACTTGTTTATAACAGAATCAATGAATGCCACGGCTTGTGCCTTCCGGGTGAACTTTCGACAATCAGGTTCAACGCCCTCAATCTGATTGGCGATAGTATCCAGTCCTAAGTTTGTCTGCTCTTGGGCATACCGGTAGATGTTCGCAGTGTTCCTGATGTTATAGCGAAGCACAAATGGTGGTTCGTCAATAAAGAACTTTTCACCAAAATTCCGTTTGAATATGTTTTGACTCTCATCGTAGAACACATAGAGAGAACCATTATCTTTTACCATTAAGTTGGCGCAAAAAGCCCAATCCTCGGTAAAGTCTTGTCCCTCGTCAACAACCAGCAAGTCATATCTTTGCAGGTTCGGTAAGTCGCCGATGAGGTTGCTGTATTCCTTGCACCCATTCTGCTCAGGTGCGGTTGCGACTTTATCCCTGAGAATTGAATACGCAAAAGAGTCAATGTTGTGGGAGTCGGCACGGCTGTCGTCAATAATTGCTGCCACATTTTCAGCTAATGCTTTGTTGTAGCAAAGATATAATGCCCTACCACCACCTTGCACGCAGCGAATGATTTTTTTGATTCCAATCCACGTTTTACCCGTTCCGGCACCGCCGACAATAAATGCTTTGGGATAGTGTGCCAACAAGTCAATAACTGTGTCCTGAGTACGGTTGATTTCGAGCAGTTCACGCTCTTTATCCTGAATTAGCGCACCCGCTGAAATAGACAGGGCAATGCGCTTGTTGACCACGTTAGTAAACTTCTTTTGGGCGTCAGGCGACAAAAATGATGTCGCACCACGTCGTTGATTCCGAAAGAAACGGAAAATCTCCGTCACACGTTTTTGCAGCTCATTCATTGCCGAAAGGTCAATGGTTGTTTCCATTGGCGAGCCGACAGAAATAGGCGAGTTGATTGAGTAGTTAGGGTATGCCACTGCGCACCCATAGACACCTGAAAACTGTGCCTCGACCTCGTCCTCGTAATACTTCTTAAAGAAGCGCATACTCTGTTCAGCTTGGTCATACGGAGAACGCTTCAGCTTGCGTTCGCCGTCGTGGTCAACCAGATACCATACACCGTCCTCAATCCGCATTCCCGTGCCGCCTTTAACCTCCACGCAAAGAAACCCGTAGTCGGGGTTGAAAATCAAAAAGTCGCACTCGCTGTCCTCTCTGATACCATTGTTTGTGGAGTACCACCTGACCGAATAGAAAACGTGGTACTTATCCGACAACTGCTCTTTGCAAGCGTTGAAAAACTTCACCTCAGAGTAGGCGTGGTAAACTTCGGGTATTTGAGCGGGGTGCATGATAGCCATAATCAGTCCTCCCAGAAACCAGTCAGCTTCTCTTGCTTCTGCTTATCGAAATATCCGCAGAGGAAGCCTCGGTCTAAATCTTTGTTAAAGTGCTGACACGAAACCTCGTTTAAGAACAGACATCCAGCACAAGCCTTTTCTTTATCGATGCAAATTGGGTCAAAGATACACTTCTTTGAGCGTTCCTTTGCATGTTTCAGCCAACGGTCAAAATGCGACTGGAACGCACTGTACAATGCGCCCATATTGAACCCCTGCGAATTCGAGCAATAAACAAATACGGCGGGGATGTTTGGCAGAATGTATTCCGAAAGTGAACTCTTGTCCAAGCCGCATATCTCCGATGCCTCATTTATCAAGGCGTGGGAGATACTGTGTATTAGGGTATAAACCCTTTTCGTAATTAACCCATAGGTATCGATTTCATCGATTGGTGTAAACGGAGTAATGCGGTCAAGGCGAACTCTGTCTAAGAACCACATCTTGATGCCGTAGTCGCTCATATCCTGCGGTAAGTCTTCATTCTGAATCAATTTATTGTCCAGCAACCAGTTCAGAACTCTGCGGCGGTCAAGTTCAAACAATACACCTTCAGTTTCAAGGCGGGTTGCGTATATATTCTTCTTTTCCATCTCCTGCGGAAAACCGTGTAGCTTAACTCCTTCCTGACATTCGCGTTCTTTGCGGGTATAGCCATAAGCCGCAAAGACGATGGGGACGCCAGAGCAGATTTGCACATTGGAAAATCCCAATGTCTTGGAAATGCCAACATAATCAGGCTTGATACCATCATTGACAATTTCAGCATCGCTTTCGGCAGCCTCAAGGGATAGGACGACCTTGGCGTTAACAAGTTCGTCGTATTCAAGAATCTCCTCGGCAATAGGTTTGATGTCATCAGTACTAACGACCGAAAGACCTTGCCCGACCCTCTCGATGGCTTCAAAAATCTTCCCACTTGGGTTTGACCGTCGCTTGGCATCCAGTACCATAGCAATGGTGGCTTCATCCAAGCCGCCAAGCCGCAGATTTTCCGCTTCTTTTTGCAGGGCTGTTTCGAACTCGTCTTCTTGGGTGACATTCCCCTTAGCAATGATTCCGGTGTATTCCTCTTGAGGTATCAAACCTAAATATTGACCAATAACTACTTTTTCGCCACGGCTTTCTTCTTCATTATCCAAGAACACATCTTTCCGCTTATCGAGAAGGTCGATAAGGGAAAGGGTGAAAGGGAAATAGTGTGATGAATCAAGCGCTGGTTTGATATCAAGTTTTGACTTGCAGTCAGGACAATAGAACGGCAGGTTAGCCTTTTGTCCACATTTTTTACAAACGAAATCAATACCGCTCCCGCGACGGGTCATATATTTTGTACCGTGTTCTTTGTTTTGGCATTTAGGCACGAAGATTCCGTCTGCATATCCGCACTTGCAAAAGCGAATCATCCTTAGTTGGGTCATATGCTTTCCACATACATCACACGGCTCATATTCGCGGCGTTTGAATTCATCGTAGCTATAATATTGCCGCACTCGCCCACACGAGTTGCAGACAAATACCCACGGCTTAACCGATGTAACAATAGCTCGTTCTTGTTCGCTGATCTTTGGGGTCAGTACATAGTAGTTTTCCTCGTTGATGACCGACGAAAAGTTAACAACGGACGCAGCTCCGTCTGGACTCCCGCTTTTGAACTCGCTTACACGCTGATTCACTATGCGGAGTAACCGCTTATTATTGATGCCTGTCAGATGAACGCTGTTCCAACGGTCAACGTGAACGGCATAGGTGACACCTCCGCCGCTTTGGGTAAAGTCCACCCAACTACCGGGTAAATACTTATACAAGGCTTGGCGAACCCCACGGCTCATTGTATTCTTGTTAGATGGCATCTCATTTCCCTCCTATCTCATCTCAACGATGAGTTGTTTGTCGGTGTCACGAAGGCTCAACATAACTTTGAAATAGCAATGATTGAAGACTTCGGTAATGTAAGCGTTCCCGTCAAAGGAGCCGTTTTTCAAATCATCAACCAACTGGTCAATCAATCTGTCAATTGTCTGCTGATAGAGCTTCCCGACTGCGCTATCATCATCGGAACATTTGTAAACGCCGTAGGCGTGTTTCTTTAATTCTGCCGCCGTAATCTTGTCTGCGAGCAATGCCGCCTTTAAGTTCGAATACTTGCTGACATCACTCATACCCGTTTCGTATTTCAGCAGATATAGGTAATGATTGAGAATCAGACTTGAAATAACTCCAGGCAAAGTGTGCTCCACCGCTTTCGTCGCCCAGCGGTTAATTGAAACCGAGTCTACAAGGATGTCTTTGTACTCATGGAACTTAATGAAATTCTTAAGGTAGCTCTGGTCTTTCTCCCGTGAGGGGCGCATAATGTCGATGACCACACCAGTATGCTTTCTGCCGACACGCGAGTAAGCCTGAATGTATTCAGCCGTATTGCCAGGTATACCATAGAAAAGCATCAGGTTGAACCTGTCGGCGTCCACGCCGTGAGAAATCATACTGGTGGCGGCAATCATATTGAAGTCGATACCGTCAATCATGCTCTCGGCGTGTTCAATGGTTGAAAGCGTAGCCCTGACCTCTTGGAATGTATCGTCACCTGTCATTTTCTTGGCAGTTAGGGGCTCAACACCTTCATCAATGAGTTCGGTATTGATAGGGTCTTCCAATGCCTGAAGCACTCGGTTACTTTCGAGTTTGACATTGTTATACTCAAGGATTATCCAGTATTCCTCAAATAAACGCTTAACCTCAGTTATCTGCTCCTCTTCTGTTCCTGCTATATCAATGCCGTCAAAAGCAAGGACTTCTTGCGGATTGGTATAAAGATTCCAGACCACTCGTTTCAGATATTGCAGCGAGTAAGCAACGCTGTTCACGATTGCCTTGCCGAATGGCGCATATCCGACAATGATTCTGCCAATGTCATTCTTGTCAATGAACGAGTAGAAGTTATGGTCAAGGTATGGAGAAGTGGCCGGGAAGCGAATTGCACCTTTCCAATATAAATGCTTGGCTTGTTCAGCGTAAGCAGAAATTGTAGCGGTTGCCCCGATTACCTTTATACCTCGATTGCATCCCGACAGATTCTTGATGAAATATTCAATCAAGGTTTCGTAATGAGCGTCATAAGCACCTAACGACTCACGTATGAGGTGCAACTCGTCCTGTATCATTAGAGTTGGTGCGGGGTCTTTCATCGATACTTTTTTGAAATCAGCGGGGTCGCATTGGCAACCGTAGACCAGACATTTTGTCTTTGAAGTAAACCCGTGCTTAGGGCATTCGAACTCCGCTCCAAAAAGAAAGTTGTGAAAGTTCGAGTTGAATCCAAGCGCCGTCATCTTATCTACGGTAGAAATGATTACAGACGGCAAATATCTGTATATATCGTTATCTACCATATAAAGCGGAATAACGCCCTGTGAGGCACACTCCGAATTGCTGCAAATGTGCTTCAGCGAATTGGCATCGGCATCATAAACCACGTGAACGTTCTCCTGCCCGCAGAACGGGCAAACATCGACCAGACGGTATTTCCCGTCCAACTCATCCGGAGAGAATTCAAGTAGCCTCCTTTGAAGGTCTTTATCGATGTTATTTGGCGTATTGCCATCACCAACATAATATCCAAGGCTAAACGAGCTACCGCCGAGTCCCTTTGTTTGGCGGATTACCTCGGCAGCAGCAAGAATGTTGGCAACGCGCTGAACCTGTTGTACAGACAGCAAACGGAGTGGGTACTTCAACATCGCAGTGACACCATAGTTCTTGCCACGCAAACGGTCAAAGAATAGATTGAAAACGAGAATGCCTAAGAACGCCTCTGTTTTACCACCGCCAGTCGGGAAATAGAGGATATCAACATCATCCGTTTTAGCTTTGCTTTTGATGTCGTCATCGAGCATTAAGTCTTGCTCGTGTGCCACAACATCGAGAATCAACGAAACGATAAAGACAACTTGAAACAGACGCCAGCTGTCATAGCCCTTGCTTTTGGCGGAATCTCTGAAGGCTTGGTTCATATAGCGGAAGGCATCGCCGAGCATATTGTGTTTGCTGAGCAATTCAATGCCAGTAGCAAATCTCGTCATTTCCAACTTAAATGCAGCAATCTCATTATTGAACTGCCGCACACCATTCGCCGTGAGAGAACTGTGCCGTCCGTTAAAGTCAGCTTCCCAACGTCCCAGTTCTTTCTGCATCTCCGTGTGAATGTTTTTGAGTGTCTTGACAGGATCAGTAATCAGGTCTTCAAACTTTATTGCCATTTTATCATTAGTCTTTAAGCGGTGCTGAATGAAGTACGGCACATGGGTTGTCTGTATCTCGATGTTGTCCTTATCGTATAACACATTGCAGTTGTTCCCCAACGCGTAAACGAATCTGTCATACTTGTAGTCATCAGCAAAATAGTCCAGTTCAATCGGGACAAATTCCGTGTCAAAGCATTTAACTTTGATGCCCGAATTGAATAGGGTACCTATTCGATATTTATCTGTTTTTGCGGCAGACTGCCCAAAGCCCGCACTTTCGTCTCCCCAAGGTGTCTCGTTGCTGAGAGCAACAGTCACATTGAGGTGGTCACCGCTACCTTTCAAGTCAACGCTAAGAGAGTAGTCGAAGCGGAGGAACATATCAAATTCCTCACGAGTTTGTTGCTTCTTGATATACGCCTGCCAAGCCTCATCCGTTAGCAAGTCGTCAATTTTGAGTTTGTCTCTGAACTGACACGGCATAATATTTGGGCGAGCTTTCGCCTCAGCGCAAAGAGCCTCCACCTGTCGCTTAATCGCTTCATAAAACGGAGAATCTGTCGGCACACTTCCGCAATCAAACTTTGGGTTGTAGATGTCCGCAATTTTAACTTCGACGAAGGCTTTATCCCTGTCGATGGCAATTTTCTCGTAAACTGGCAAAAGCTGAACCTTGTGGGCTTGCATCTCTGCGGTTAGCTTGCCGGTGCTGAACGCCTCAGCAAGTGCAGGAAATTCTGCAAACTGGGATTCGGTGAATGTGGATATAAAGTTCTTCCTGAAGAATTCCTGCTGCTGGTCGAGAGTCGGCAACACTCTAAAGAAGAAATTGCCCTGCGGATAAATCTGCAATGCAGCAGTGCCTATATTCTTTTTGGGGATACGGAAGTCAACGCTGATTTGCTTAATCAGGACGCTCGACGAAAAGCTGTCCTCCGCGCTTTGCGGCGACAGTTTGCCGACATAGATACGATCTTCAGGGCTATTGAATAGCCATTGATCTTTGTCAGTCCCAGATACCGCAGCGACGAATCTGTCAATGATGTTACTTGCCAAAACTTCTCTATTATTAGCCATTTATCTTCCACCCCTTTTCATCAAGCCTGTCGGAAACGAACTTTCCTTTTAAACCGAGATTGGACACAACCATCTCGAAGGCTGTGCGAGATACATTGCTATCGATCAAAGCCCCTAAGCTGCTTAAAACCGATAAGGCTTCTAACCAATCGCCATAACTCTCAATTGAGCAAGTTATAGAATCACCGGAACCTTCCACCAAGTACTTGAAGTGTTTTTCAAAGGCATCGAATAGGTCGGTTATCTTGTCCCAGTTCTTGAAAAATGACGACATTGTTATTTCAGTCAGCCATATCAGCAAGGCGATATTCGTATAAGCACCGATTCCGCTTTGGCAGACTCTTTCAGCTTCTTCTAATACGCTTCTCCAGTGTGAATATTTGTCCTTACTTTCGTCATCGCAAGTGACTGAAATCAGATAATCCAAGTACCCTCTGAAATTTCCGAGCGAGGCATACTCCTTTTCGCCATATGCAATCAAGTCGGTTGGCTCAGATGTATCGGAATAAGCAACAGATTGCGTATGCGAGGCACTTGGTGTATATATGCTGGGCGATATGACCGCCTCTTCTCCATCGTCCAAGTCAAGCGGTTCACCGGTAATAATTGTATTTGCGGCAACTTTGCCTGCGCCATAAGCCGTCTCTCCGCACAGGATGTTTTTTTCGCTTTTGGCAATCTTTTCAACGGCGAGTATTTTGCCAACAACGATGTTTCCTTCAGCGGTAATAGTCTCTGCGTCGATTTCCTGAGCGAAAATCCTATCGTTCGTTTCAATGCTTTTTGCACGGACATCATTTGCCCAGATTTCGTTCTGAACAAGAATCGTGCCGCTTACATCGCACTTACCAAGACATACAAACCTGCCCTTGACATCTACTTCGGAGGCTTCAATGGTTCCCAAAACTATCAAGTCAAAGAGGGCGGTTATCTTTCCGTCGCATTTGATATCCGAAGCAACAATGTAACTGGCTTTGAATGTTGCTTCATCGCACGGCTTGAACAAAGGCAAGATAAATCGTCTGCCTGACGCTATTGCTCCTTTTGTTTTATCGTCGTATGTAGTCACTGTATTTCCGCACCTCCCATTGAATCTCTAAGCAAATCCATATAGATGGACTCCCCGCGTGGGGCTGATAGGATAATTGTTAGTTCATCTTTCGCACGAGTGCAAGCTGTATAAATAAAGTTAATATTCTTCTTAAACGCTTCGAGTTTATCGGGTAATTGCTCTGCCGTTGCAGAAGCAAACTCACTTAGAACACGAACCTTTTCATGCGTTCCAAGCGGACGCAACCCAGCCAAGACTACTGCTCGAAAATCAAGTCCGAGAGAACCTTCAATAGTTACGGCTGTTACCCCGCGACGCGAACCGTAAGTTACCCCTTCTGATTGTCCTTGTTTCAGAAAAGCTGGCGGTTCCCACCCATTAGCATGGAAATATTGGAGTATATATGGCCAAAGTTTGTAATAGTGCGTCTGCCATCCCTTTGTGATATATTTTGCGTTCTCGTTGAAAAGGACTATGGCAATATCGACCTCGCTGAGACCTTTGTCTACAATGAGATGCTTGATTGCATCTCCAATAGCATTTGCTTCACCTTGGTTGCTTAGGTCTGAGAGTTCAATCAGAGACGGCGCACTTCCATGTCTGTAAGCGGTGCCACGCAAGAACAATTCAGGATCAGAGGTAAGGTCAACGCCCAAACCAAGACCGAGGCGTTTTGCGGCTTCTACATAATGGTCAATCGCATCGTTTATCGGCTTTGAATTCCGATAGTTTGTTTCAATCGGAAGCGTTTTACCTCTGTATTCTGGGTAGGCTTTGCCGCCACCCTGCCATGGTGCTTTTCCATGTCTTATATTATTCTTGATGTCTTGTGACTTGTCCCCAGCGATTACAAAAAAATGGTCATCCGCATTCTTGCTCTTGAGCAAATTGAAACAGAACCTATACCATTCAGGTCGGAATATCTGCACTTCGTCAATGAAAATACCGCAAAAGCGTTCTTTGATTCTACCTTGTGCTAAAGCATTATTGGCGGCTTCAAATATTCTATCGAAGACGTCTCCGTTTGCTCTGTATGAAGACGGCACGGGTAGACCATTGCTTTCTAACAATGTTCTGCATAAACCGAAAAATGTAGAGCAACGAACATTTCGATCTGAGAACCCTGCTTGTGCTATAGCCCACTGGTAGTAATTGTTTAGGTTTCTGTTGTAGCAGGTAATAAGGAACTCCTCGCTCGGATTAAGACTCGCCAATTTGAAGCACTTTGAAATAAGCAAGACACTTTTACCGCTGCCTGCACAAGCGAGGATAAGTTGATTTCCCTTTGCAATTTTGTTGATAATATCAATCTGCTTGCTATCCAGCCTATAAGATTGGACGGCTCTATCCGAAGTGTCCATCGCTCCATCCATCCCCGCGACAATACCATTCTCATCTAAAATGTACTTGCGAGGTATTGTTATTTCGGGGCAAAGCCGTTGGAACACATTATTTACGAAGTCTTCTTGAAGTGCGTCACCAACACCAAGATAATTCTTAATGCTCTCGGCTCCACTTTTTCTTATCTGTTTGATAGTATCGTTGAAAAGGACATGGTCATGGCAAAATTCTATTTCATCATCATTAAATGTGTCACAAATTTGTGCCGCTTCAAATCTTGGTAGCACGAAGCACACATTCAGTGCAAAACGCAACTTGCCACTTTCATCGGTTAGATAGCGACTCTCTTCAAGGCGTTTGGCAATATCACTAATTAACGTTTGGTATACGACAGGATTGCCAAGCGCCTTTAAAGTCATTTGCGCGACCGCCTCATTTTGCACATCTATAAACCTAAATAAGAGTATCCCTTTTTCCACGAGCAGTAGGTTGAACAGTTCTGGTTGCTTACCGTCTCCGACATCTTTCCTTCGAGGATTAATATGTAACACAAAATAAGCCATCTCCTCGTCAGAGAAAGCCCGCTCGACTGTCCGCAGGAATGACTTCTCATCAACCGATAGTTCTAACTGCTCGCTTTTTTCGGGATAGACTTGGAGCATTATTTTTTACCTCCTGACTTCAGTTCCTCTAAGAATTCACGGTACAGGCTATCAACGGTCGTGCGCTCAAAATTGCGTGATAATACCTCCATCATCGCCTGAACGACCTTTTTCTCTGCCTTTGAAAAGTTGGACGGGATGTCCCTCTTTACCCTGAAGTTCGTCGACTCATCTACTTCATCCACAAGTGTAGTGAGCCGTTCCATCAGTGCCGTTTTCTGCTCTACGACTTCAACAGGGGCGTTTTTTGGAATAGCGTAAAGGTTGCGTCTTGTCGCGGCAAGTCCTGCTGCTACCTGCTCCTTTTCGGCAGATGAATGAAAACCCGTTGTGAGGACTTCCTCAACCTTGGCAACATCTCGTTCGACCTTTTTAATCGTCTTTTGCATCGGGTTGTTTCTAACCTTGGACGCCGCTCGGATTTTGTCGGTTATCTCCGTGCCGATTGTATCCCTCAAACCAATGGTAAACTCTGAGAAAGAGGTGTTCTTCTCAAAATCGTCGCGTCGGGCGTTAGGAATCAGGTTAGGGGAAACAACATAAACCTCGCCAACCGCCCAGCCGTTGAACCTGCTTTCTTTGTAATAAGGGGCGAGGGTGCGCTCGTCACCGATGAGAATATTGCCTTGACGTACCCTGACCCCGGAAATACGCTCGTCTACCAGCGTTCCTGAAAAATCTGTATTGGCGTACCAACCGTAAGCCATCATCTGCTGGCTGCCATCGTTTATGCGAAAGAAGGAAAGGCTGAGGATTTCATCTTTCGATACACCCGCACGGGAGTTCGCCTCATAGGTCGCCTTATAGGGCTTGTAAACTTGCGAAAGCGACTCAAAGGAGTCGCCGATGAACACGGGGTATTCCGCAATGGTTATTCCGTTCTCCGCTAACTCTTTTTTTATTTCTCGACCCCAGTAGAACCTATCTCTGAAAGGTATAGGGGCAACCTGCGAGATATAATCTCTAACCGTTTCCAAATCCAAGAGCGAGGAAATGTCATCGACTCCCTCCATCTTAACGATGAAGTAGTGCGCCGAGGATTGTTCCTGCAAAACCTTAACATCGGTGACGGCTTCAATAACACTCTGAAGATTGTGTTCCGTGCTTTGCCCCGGTACTAAAAGGGCTTTCAGCTCCTCACAATCAAAAGAAATGAGCGTCTTTTCGTTTTCGCCTAACACCGTGGTACAGAAACTGAGTTTTTTGCAATACGAAAGACCGCCAAGACGACCGATACCGCGGAAACCGCGATTAGTTGTATGTAGCTTGGTTGAATTGCCGATATCGAGCAGTGTCTTCCGAACTAAATCTTTCTTAATGCCTGTCCCATTGTCTCGGATACTGATTTCCTGCCTTGAGCCATCAACGATAATCTCAATACGGAAGTCCTCCGCCTGCATTAAACCTTCTGCAAGCGCAGTATCAAGTGAATCGACCGCATTCTGAATATACTCTCGATAGCACGACTCTGGCTCGCTGTACATACCAGTTGTTAGCGATTCGAGAGTAAATTTGCCGATTTCAATCTCCATCACGAAGTCCCCCGTTTAGTTCTTTTGGGTCAGTATCTTCTTTTTCAGCCGCCGCGCCTGACCTCAGCCATTCGTCTATCTCGGAAATCTTAAACCGCCACTGCCGTCCGAGTTTGTGCGCTGGCATATCCTTCTTGTTGATATACTGCAGGACGGTTTCACGGCTCACGCTGAGATACTTCTCAATCGCAGCCATTGGCTTCCATTCTTCGAGATTGTCGATATTATCTTTTCTCATTTATCTTTGCCTCCGTCTTTTTAAGATTGCACGCCGTTCAGCAACCCGTATCGACCGGGCTTTTTGCCTTTGGTGAACTCAATCAATTTTGCTGTGGAGTAATCCAGCGTCGGCGGTATTTTATTCTCGATGATAATTACCTGCCTGAGTGCCGAACTTTCCAAAAGATACTGGAACAATCCAATCTTCATCGTGTCGGGCGTCCTGTCGTCCACGCCTTCCTCTAACGACTGAATCGGCGAGTCGATTATCAGCATTGAGGGCGCATAGGTGCCTTTTTGGGAAAGGAATTCGGCAAGGGCAAGAGCCATAATCGTGTTCTGGAATGCTCGATAACCTTTGCCGTGAATCATCTTGTCCTGACCATTCACGACCATATCGAAGTTGCTCGTATCGACATGGACAGAACTATACTTCTCATATTTTACCGCTCTCAAAAGCGTGTCCAGTCTGTCATTTAGCCACTTGAAAAAGGTCGCGTCGTAATGGCTCTTGATTTTGAAGTCGCTGTCAATCGGTTCTTCCTCGGTCATCGCTTTGAATAAAGCTTGCTGTATGCTGCCCTCCATATCCCCGATGACAGAAGTTTCCTTGCGAATTTCTATGGCGTAGCGGTATCCGACCAATGCCTGTTTTATAATTGCAACCTTCGGTTTCAACTGTGAGTTGAGAAGGTCTTCAACCCCTAAGCGTTCGGCGGACAATTCCGCAATTCGCTGATTGATACCGTCTTGCTTTGCCGCGAGGTCGTTATCGGCGAGTTGCAAATCTTCCAGAAGAAGCCGGATTTTCGTTAATTCGGCTTGCGAGGCTTCAGTATACGACTCTTCCTTGTGCGGATCAATCTTTCCTTCGCAGAACGGGCAGGTAGCGTTACCTTCAAGGTCGTGCCGGTGACATTCGCCGTCTACGATATTACCAAGACGCTGAATGTCGCCATAATACTGCGTCCGAAGCTCCTGATAACTTGCGCGGAGAGTGTTGCTTTCCGACAATTCGCCGCTTAGGGCATACATTTCAGCCATCAGGGATTTGCTCCGATTCATGGCACTTGCTATCTGCCGCTCCGTGTCTTCTAATTCCTCAATCATCCGTTCAATTTCTGCTTGAAGGAATTCTTCGTCACCGGCGGGCAGTTCGGCGAGCTTAGCTTTCTTTTCGGCATATTCGGATAACTGCGCGTTCATATATGCTATGACTGCCTTCTTCTTTGCCTCACGGATTTTCTTTTCCTCTTTTGCTGTGGAATCAGCAAAGTCTTCTCCCGTGATAAGGAAGTAGAGCGAGGAGAATGCTGCGGGTTCCACGGTCTTTTGAACAGGGGTGATGATAGAGCCTTCTTGCAAAATCGATGTTTCCTTAATTAGAAACATATGCGAGAACAACCGAAGCGTCAGGCGAATCTTGTCCCGTCTGCTGTTCTTTATAATCATATGGTTCTCAGCAATGCCCATAAGTCGTAACCACACATCGCTGATGTCGTCTTTCTTGCTCCCTTTGCGCCAACTGGCAGTATATTCGCCGGAGTCGATGTCGGAGTGCCTGCTGCTCACGGTGAGATTCGGTTTGCCGTACTTCCGCTCAATCGTCACATCACCTTTACCTGAACCAACAAGAAGTTTGAAGGTGTCGTAGCCGGTCGTCTGGTCAAAGCGAATCTTATCTGCGCCAAAAAGATAGTCGATGCACTCGATGATATAGCTCTTGCCTGTATCGGAGGGTCCGAACACGATGTTAAGCCCTTCTTGGAACTCAACAAACGACGGCTCTTTCCCTGCGCCGGTTATGGTCAGTTTCTTAAAGTAGAAGTCAGCCATTCAAGTCCCTCCGTTGCAACGACGCTATCGAACGCTCATTTATCCTCCGCAACGACTCTCTTTCCGAAAGCCCGGTCAGATAATCTTTTACCTTGGCGGACAATTCGCGATACCGCTGCGCATAATCGTTTTCAAACTTTGCGGCGTAATCCATGCCGCGTTGGTGAATAGAGTAAACAAATCCGTCCTTGGTGCTTTCGGCATTTATCAAGGCATCCAGCACCAGCGACTTGACCGCTTCCTTAACCAGTTCCCGCCGGATGCCGAACTCCCCGAACCGATAGCTGTTGTCGCCGTGAAGGTTTTCGCAGGAGATTCCGAAGTCCCGACCGTAGATGGTAATGAAGTCGGAGACCGCAATCAAATCCGCTGACATTTTACCGCCGGCAACCTCAAGCGTAAACAAGATACGGAGCGAAACCTCAAAGGATGTATTGAAAACATTATTCATCATCCACCCAACCTTTGATTTGCCCATCATTCACGAGCATATGGCATACGCCCTTTTTCTGGCTTGCGCCGACCCATTCGGGAATGCGCCCGAGTATGCAGTTCTCAAGCCGCAGGGTAGTAGCGTGTCGCATCACAAACAGCAACCGCTCAAAGCCGTGCGTATAGTCCATTGCGTGGACATCGGAAACGCTGTTCAAAGTTTCGGTCATCAGAGCCGTGAATAGGTTGTCCGGGTCGTTGTTGCGGAAATTCTCCCTTGTGCCGCGCCGTACCGCTTCTGCGGCGAAATATTCTATCCTGCGCTGCTTAAGGTCTTTATCATATTTCGGGTGCTGTGAGATATCGTCACTTGGCAATGTCCCGTCTTTAGTCGCATCGTCATAAGCATCGTACAGTGCGGATATGTACCGGCGTTCATGGTCAGCAGGCGTTTCAGGCGGGGTGAGCGGTTCAACCTTCGGAAGGGTATTCAGTTTTGACTGAATGTCGTCTATGTTTTTTATCAGCGGTGCAATCTCGTCAGTCGCTTCCATCGAAAATTCTATCTTGTTCTTGCCAACACGGACTGCAAGTATAAATGCCTCTGCCAAAAAATCGGCAGGGGCTTTTTCTTTGCGAGCTACCCTTAACGCCTTCTGCTTGGTCTTGCCAATGGAATCGTCGTTTTGAGTGATAGCAAGTACCGCATCAAGTACGATGCTCAGATCACCCCTCGGGATGTTTGGGACAAGGTTAATGGCAAAACAGGATGACACATCAGCGACAGCGGATGGTCTCTGCGCTATCTCGATGAACTTGTCGGGAACGGGAGACTGCCCGCTTTTAAGGTAAGTAGTCTGCGTTTTTGAGATATCGGGGACGCCAACCACGCTGTCCACCTTTGCAGCGTAAGAAAGCGAATCCAAGAGGAGCGAGTAAAACACGAAAACGCCGGTAGCGTCCCGTTCTTCATCGCCCAAAACTGAAAATTTAGTCTCTGGGTCAAGGAATTTTATGACGGACTTCTTGTTCATGCGGTTTCTGACCGCTTCCGCAAACGTCCGCAAACACAGGCTTTCCGTGGACACGCGTTCACCCCCTCTTGGAATTTAGTGTGAATTTTATAGGAATTCCGCTGGAACTCTTTGTTATTCGTTTTTTTGTATCCTCTTCTCGTAGGACACGGGGAGAGGATTTTTGATTAGCGGTCTTTCGGAGGATTCTGACGGGGTTCGTCAGGCTTCTCCAAATAGATATAAAAATACACCATATATTGTAACACACAATTATTCAAAAATCAACAACAATCTGTAATTTCAGCTTCAGTTCGTGTCGTATCGCCTTTGCAAGGCTCAAAAAATCACGACTTGGCGTAAATCGACAAACAGAGCGAGTGTGCGCTCCGTGAAAATTTCTGATAAGAAGTTTCTCAAATAGGAAATTACCCTTCCTATTTGACCTCTACGATAAGGACGAGCCGGAAGGAAAGGAGGCGAATCGACCGTGACAGCAATCGAGCGCAGAACCGAAATTATGCGGATTCTCGTGGCAAGAAGGCGTGAAACAATGACGCGTCTTGCCCGTGAACTCGGCGTAACAGCCCGAACCATACGCACCGACATCACCATCCTCACGGTCGATTACCCCCTTGATACCGTGCGCGGCAACGGCGGTTGTGTGAAAGTGGCAGATTGGTACCATCCCCACAGAAACATATTCAGTCGTGAGCAGGAATCCGTAATTATCTCCCTGTTGGACAAGACTGACGAGTCTTCTCAACGAAAGGTGCTGACGGAAATGCTCGCCGCGTTCGGTGCTCCGGCAACACGAGAAAAGTACGCAAGGGAGGCTAAAAGCCTATGAACATTGTAACAATGCCAATTCGAGCAAAGCCGTTTGAACACCAACGCAGGGCGTATCTGTCAGCATTGGAGTCATTCAACAACGACCGAAGCCGAGGGTATGCACTGCTTATGGAAATGGGGACAGGCAAAACAATAACTTCCGTCGCCATAACTGGGCGGTTGTATCTGGACGGTAGAGTCCGCAGAGTGCTTGTCGTAGCCCCGTTGTCCATCCTTGGGGTCTGGCAGGAGGAATTTGAGAAGTTCGCTGACTTTGACTACAATCTCGCCGTCCTAAGCGGCACCGGTTCAAAGAAATCGGAAACGCTGGGTGGCCTGAATGGGGCGGGACTTCAAGTTGCAGTCGTGAACTATGAATCCGCATGGCGACTCGAAAAGGAAATCGCCGCATGGAAACCCGACCTAATCATCGCTGACGAGGGGCACAAGATTAAGACCCATAACATTTCGGCATCCAAAGCGATGCACCGGCTCGGAATGGGAGCCAAGTACCGGTTGTTACTGACAGGGACGATTATCACGAACAAAGCCATCGATGTATTCAGCCAATACAAGTACCTGAATCCCACCATCTTCGGGAACAGCTTTTACTCGTTCAGGAACCGCTACTTCGATATGGTCGGGTACGGCAATCACACGCCTATGCTTAAGCGGTCAATGGAACCAGAACTGACGGCGAAACTGCACAGTATCGCATTCCGTGCCACCAAATCCGAGTGCCTCGACCTACCGGAAACGATTGATGTTATTCGCTCCGTGGAACTGGAATCCTCGGCAGCAAAGGTCTATCGAGACCTCGTCAAGGAAAGCTACGCGGAACTTGGCGACAAAGAAATCACCGCCACCAATATTCTCACCCGTCTGCTCCGGCTATCGCAGCTTACGGGCGGGTTCATCGGGGACGATGACGGCGGCACACCGCAGAACATCAGCCGTGCAAAGTTGAACGCCCTGTCTGACATCATTGACACAGCACAGCAGGAAGGCAAGAAACTGGTGGTTATCGCAAGGTTCATACCTGAGATAAAAGCCATCTGCGCCATACTCGGCAAACTCGGAATCGGTTACTCCTGCATTATGGGCGGCGTAAAAGACCGTGAAGAGCAGGTTGCCCGATTCCAGAATGACCCCGATGTTCAGGTTTTCGTCGGTCAGATTGCGACGGCAGGACTTGGAATCACGCTCACGGCCGCCAGCACAATGGTTTTCTACTCGCTGGATTACAACATGGCGAACTTTGAGCAGGCAAAGGCCCGAATCCACCGCGTCGGTCAGCGTAAGAACTGTACTTACATCTATCTTGCCGCCAAAGGCACGGTTGACGAAAAGGTGCTGAAAGCCCTGCAGAGCAAGGCAGACCTCGCCCGAATGCTTGTAGACGATTACCGCAGCGGACGCAACCCCTACCAATAAGGAAGGAATACGCATCATGAACCAAGATAAGATGTTCGAACTCGCAGACGAACTGAAATCCTTGCGAGACCTTAAACGCGATTTGGAGTCACGGGTCAAGGAAGTGAACGACAGAATCGACGAAATCGATTATCGGCTTTCGGAACTAATGGCGGAGACCGAGACCCAAAACTTCACCCGCGCCGGCACGATGTTCTGCCTGACCACCAAGACCCGCGCATCTGCGGCGGCAGGGGTCAAAGATGAACTCTTCTCTGCCCTGAAAGACAACGGCTTCGGAGACCTTGTTTACGAGACCGTCAATGCCAACTCCCTCTCATCCTTTGTCAAGGAGCAGATTGAGGGCAACGGCGACGCGCTACCAAACTGGCTCGAAGGGCTAATCAATGTCTTTGATAAGACGACTGTGTCCGTCCGCAAATCAACAAAACGCTGAATATAAAGGAGATTATCACAATGGCTAATAACAAAGTAACCGCGCTGGCTAAGGCGCAGAACACAGGATTCCTAACCCTTGCCAACACCGACTTCGGAGGCATGATGGCTGACGAACTGGAGGGGCTTGACCTTTCCTTCGAGAGAATCAAGATTCCCTCGGCGGGAAGCACCGTATTTGAAGTACCCGGCGAGAACGACGACACGGATACCGTCAAGGAATTTTCGGCAGTTATCCTCCATCACCACACCCTCAACGCTTTCTACAAGACCAAGTACACAGGCGGCAGCAACCCGCCCGACTGCGGTAGCTTTGACGGCGTCTATGGAGAGGGCGACCCCAGCGGTGAATGCAAGAAATGCCCTTTGAACCAATACGGCACCGCCGATGAAGGCAAAGGTAAAGCCTGCAAGAACCGTAGACGCATTTATGTCCTCCGCGAAGGCGAGGTTTTCCCGCTCCTGCTTTCACTTCCGACAGGTAGTTTAAAGGAGTTCACCAAATACATCAAACGTTTGCTATCAAAGGGTAAAAAGTCCAACAGCGTGGTCACTCGCTTTTCGCTCAAAAAGGCGACCAATCAAGGCGGAGTGGTCTACTCGCAGGCGCAGTTCATCATCGACCGCATTCTCACGCCACAGGAGCAAAAGCTGATTGATGCTCTGACGGAACAGGTTAAAGCGTATAGCCGCAGAGTGGCATTTGACGCAGAGGGTGCTTCGACTGTTGATTTTTCAGTTGATGCGGAAACAGGCGAGGTCATCGAGCCTCTTGGGAGGAACGCCAATGTATAAAACCGTCTTGACGGCGGGAGGGGTACGCAAGTACCTCTCCCAAGCCCGAATCGTAGCTTTTGACTTTGAAACCGCACCGAACGAGCAGTACCGCAATGACGACAAAGCGGCACTCGACCCGCACAGGGCGCATATTGTCGGTATCAGCTTTTCCAAATCCGAGGGCGACGCTATCTATGTCCCGATTGCCCATAAGGTCGGCAAAAACGCCGCTCCGCTTTCGGAGATTTGGGACTGGCTCGCTGCGAACCTGTTCGGAAATCGCGACATTATCAAAGTGGCGCACAACCTCGCATTTGAAAGTGCATTCCTATATGCCGGGGGGATTGTGATACAAGAACCGGTTTACGACACCATCTCCGCGGCACAGCTTACGCTCAAAGGCAGGCACGAGTTCCGCTCTCTTGCCGACAGTGGTTTGAAGACGCTTGCGGCAGAACTCTTCGATGCTGAGATGCCGACATTCTCTGCTGTTACGGTAGGACAGCACTTTGACGAACTCAACCCCGCCGATGTAAAGGCCGTTGATTACGCCTGCTCCGATGCCGACTATACGTTGCGGCTTTATCATCTGCTCAATGGTTGGTTTGACAAATGGCTTCCGAACCATCGCATTATCACCGAGCGGATGGAATCACCGACCGCTGTCTACTGTGGGCTTATGAAATACAACGGCTTGCTTGCGGATGCGGAGCAGATGAGGACGCAGGGCGAACGATGCGAAGCGGAACGCCAGCGTGTCCGTGATGAGATTGCTTTTATTATCGGCGATGTGAACATCGGCGAGAATGCCAGCACTGCAGCATTCAAAAAATACTTGTTTGAGGATTTGGGTCTGCCGGTCTTAAAAACCACCGCCAAATATCAGGAGGCAGCGGACGACGAGACGCTGGTGCTTCTTGCCGAGTGGTGCGGACAGAACCGCCCCGACCTTGTGCCTCTGTTCAAATATGTACAGGAATACCGCCGTTGGGGAAAGATTCAGTCCACTTACATTGACGGGTATGGAAAACACATAAACCCCGCTACTGGACGCATCCACGCCGACCTGATGCCTCTCGCCACAGAAACCGGTCGCTTCGCAGCCCGCAGGCCAAATCTCCAAAATATGCCCAGAGCGGGAGCGGATGACGTCGGGGTGCGAAACTTCTTCATTGCGCCGGAGGGTAAAGTTCTGTTGTCGCTTGACTTCTCTCAAATAGAACTGCGTGTTGGAGCGTTCTACTGCCGTGACGAAAAAATGATGGATACATACCGCATCGGCGGTGACATCCATGACCAAACCGCCACCGTCATCTTCGGTGCGGGTAAGCACGATAAAGAGCATCGTACTATCGCAAAGAACGTCAACTTCGGTACATTCTACGGACTGTTTCCGAGAGGGCTTCAACGGACACTCAAGTTCAAGGCAGGTGTGGGAAAGTCTCTGGAAGACTGCGAACAAATTATATCTAACCTAAAAGCAGGATACCCGAAGTTGAATGCATGGCAAGAAACGACAAAACTCGAGGCAAAGTCTGCAAGATACACGGAAACCTCACTCGGTCGCCGCCGGTATTTACCCGACATTACATCGCAGGATTGGGGTAAGCAGTCTTTTGCGGAGCGGTGCGCCCTTAACACGCCAATTCAGGGGACAGCGGCGGATATTTTGAAGCTGGCCCTGGGGCGTATTTTGAAAGGGTTACCTGAACGCCCATGGTTGCTGCCGCTGCTACAAATTCACGACGAGTTGGTGTTTGAACTGCCGGAAAGCAAGGTCGACGAAGCGACGGCGTTTATTAAGCAATGTATGGAAGCACAACCGTTTACTGAATTCGACATTCCCGTTGTCGCAGATGCTTCTGCAGGAGCAAAGTTCGGCGAAATGAAAGAACTGGAGGTAAAAGTGTTATGACCCATCAACATTACAATATCGCTGCCGACGACAGATGTGTCGCGGTGGCACAGTACATCATAGAAAACAAAGCAACCGTGCGTGAAGCGGCGCCAGTGTTTGGATACAGTAAATCAACAATTTTTAAAGATGTCACCAGCGTTCTGAAAAAACATAACCACACGCTATTTCTCCAAGTAAAAGAGGTGCTGGACTACAACAAATCGGTGCGTCATATCCGCGGAGGTCTTGCTACCAAGCTCAAATATGAATCGGAGGTGTCCCGTGAATTCGACTAATCCGCATAAAAATAGTGAAGGTTACAGCGACCCAACAGTCTATGAGGCTTTAAAGCAAATTCAGAAGGAGGAGCACCTCAAAAATAATCCCTATCGCCCGCTTGTTTATATCTGCTCGCCCTTCGCGGGTGATATTGACAGCAACATTCAAGATGCCCGCCGTTATTGTGTCTTTGCTGTCCGACAAGGTGTAATACCTATCGCACCGCACTTGTTGTTTCCACAGTTCTTGGACGACGACAACCCCGAAGACCGCAAGTTGGGACTTCGCTTCGGGATGATTCTGCTCGATCGCTGCGAGGCAGTTTGGTCGTTTGGCAGCAGGATTTCGGCGGGCATGGCGGCAGAACTCGAACGCGCCAGACGCAGGGGTATTCCCATTAAGTTCTACAAATCCGACTGCGAGGAGGGTACGCAGTGAAAATAACATACGAGCAATTCCTAAGCCCGTTCTTTGAAAGCGGTGAAACTGTACATCTGCGTGTCTTCGACGACAAGAAAGGCAGCACATTCAAGGGATTAAAACTTGAGCGTGAATTCGGAAAAATCTCCGCGCTTACAGAAACGCTCCAAAACCATAATGTCCAAGGACGGGGTATCTTCTTTGTGGTTAACTTTGGTGGGAATACCGACGAGGAAATATCCCGCATCAATGCCGTGTTTGTCGAGAACGATAACCTTTCAATTGACGAACAGATCGCAAAACTGGAGAATTTTCCTCTCCCGCCATCCCTGATGGTAAAGACCGCGAAATCCGTCCATGCATACTGGCTCACGACCGATGTGTCCGTGCCGGAGTTTCGTGCCTACCAACGTCGCCTTATCACGCAGTTTGACGGTGACACCTCCTGCGTCAATGAGAGCCGTGTTCTGCGTTTGCCAGGTTTCAATCATTGCAAGGGCAACCCCGTCATGGTGGAGTGCATCAAGTTCGCACCGGAACTGCGGTACTCAAAGGCGCAGTTGGATGCCGTTCTGCCGAAAATATCTGTCGAGGAATCCTCGGTTGCTGCTCCCGCTCCGAAAGCCACACGAAAAGGGCTGACACTTGTCGGTTCACGGTGCGATTTCATCAAGAATTGCAAAGAAAACGCCGCAGCACTGCCCGAAAACCTCTGGTACGCAATGATTACGAACCTTGCCGTTTTTGATGGTGGCAACAGGGTTATTCATACCCTTTCAAGGGCGTACCCGAAATACAGCCGTGTCGAGACCGAGGATAAAATCCGTCACTTCCTTGACTCCGGCACAAAACCGATGACTTGCACCAAGATTGCAGAGTGTGGGTTTAAGTGCCCACGACTTTCCGAGTGTGGCTGCAAAGCACCCGCTGCTCTGTGTTATCTGCCACCGGATGCCGACACGCTTCGAATCTTCCTCGCAAAGGTAGATGTCAAGGGCAACGCCGCCGATGATATGGAGACTGCCCGTGACTTCGTTAAGGAGTATCTTTACAATGTGGACTCTGCACTTGCGGCGGCATTTGTTGAAACAGAACTGCGGGAGTGTTTCAACTTCAAAGCGGGCATCATCCGCCCTCTTATTACCCTGCAAAAAGAACTCTTTAGGGCGTACCGCGATAACAAGGAGACCAAGCGAGAAACTGAGGGTGCAGACTTGCCTGATTGGTACGAATTTACCGAAAAAGGCGGCATACGCTTCCTGCCCGGCGTGTTGGCGGAGCATATGGCGAAAGAAGAAAAAATCTTCTATTCCGCCGAGCAGTATTACGCCTACAACAAAGGTGTGTACTCGGCTATTTCTGACCTTGCCGCGAAAGCTGCAACTCGAAAGCATCTGATTGCGAGATATACGACCCTCTCAAATATCACCGATGCAGATGGTCAGTGGCGAATGCTGATTATAAAGCATCTAAGGGAACTGAATGCTAATCCCTACATCATCAATGTCCGAAACGGCCTTTACAATGTGCTGACCGAGGAATTCCTGCCTCACACGCCGGACTTTTACTCGACGGTGCAACTCAACGTCAATTATACCCCGAACGCCGAATGCCCGCGCTTTAAGCAATTTCTCTCCGAGGCGTTGGACGAGGGTGATATCCCGCTTGTGCAAGAGATGATGGGCTACTTCCTCATACCCGTAAACAAGGCACAGAAGTCATTCGTCATCGTCGGTGAACCCGGCGCGGGCAAGTCCAAACTTCTCCTGACTTTAAATGAACTGCTTCTGGGTCAGGAGAACGTGAGCAACATCCCGTGGCAGTCGCTGAATGAGCGTTTCAAGACGGCTGAGTTGTTTGGCAAACTGGCGAATATCTTTGCCGACCTGCCCACAAAGAACATCGATGACAACGGCATCTTCAAGGCGTTAGTCGGCGAGGACTTCCTGACCGCCGAGCGCAAGAACAAAGATCCGTTCAGCTTTCAGCCTTACGCAAGACTCCTGTTCTCCTGCAACATGATACCACGAAACTACGGCGACAAGTCCGAGGGTTTTTATCGCCGGCTCATCATCATCCGCTTTGCAAAGCCCGTGCCGCAAGAACGGCGCGACCCCGGTCTGCTCGACAAGTTTGCTGCTGAATCGGATGGAATTTTTATGTTTGCAGTCGAGGGTTTGAAGAGACTCATCGCCCAAGATTTCAGGTTCAGTGAAACGCCAAACACAAAGGCGGAACTTCAGAGGTACCGTGTCGACAGTAACAGCGTCCTCTCGTTTGTTGAAGATTACTGTAAACTTGCCCCTGATGCGGAAGTCGAGCGTAGCGAAATTTTTGAGAAGTACCGCGAATACTGCCGCAACGCCGGTTTGTCACCGGTATCGCAGAAGACATTTAACAAAGACATAGAAATGGCGCACCCCGACCTGCGCCGCAGTGTGGATAAAGTCGGCAAGCGCAGGACGTGGAAAGGCATCCGTCTGGACAATGATGTTTGACGGAATTACGGAATTGACGGCTTTCTGATTTTCTTCACATTAAGCAATTCCACATAGGCAAGTTTAAGTAGATGTTGTGAAAATCGGTATATATAAAAGATAAATATATGTACTCGTCAAATCCGTCAAGCCGTCAAAAGAGAGGTTCATAATGCTCGAAAAAGACATCGTTACCGCGATAATGCGGTTCTTAAAGACCGTCCCCGACTGCTTTGCGTGGAAGACGCATGGCGGAATGTACGGGACGGCCGGCATTCCCGATATTATCTGTTGCTTCCAAGGACGTTTTGTAGCGTTTGAGGTGAAAACAGAAACGGGCAAGCTGACTAAGTTACAAGAATCAATGATATCGAAGATTAAAGCGGCAAAGGGCGAAGCCTTCAAAGTTACAAGCGTCGAGGAGGTCAGTGTAATTCTCGAACGTATGGAGGTAAATCCCAATGACGGTTTCAAATATATCCGCTAAAGACTACTTATCGCAAGCCTACCGAATAGATCAACGCATCAACAGTAAAATTGAGCAGGTGCAGTCCCTGCGAGACCTTGCTGAAAAAGCAAGCGCAACCTTCTCCGATGTGCCACCGAGTGGGACGCGGAATTTCCACCGAATGGAAGATGTCATCTGCAAGATGATTGATTTGGAATCGGAAATAAAAGCTGACCTGCAAGCCCTCCTCGATCTGAAGCATGAGGTCGTGACCATCATTAAGTGTGTGGAACACCCTGAACTTCAAACACTTCTGGAACTGCGCTATCTTTGTTTCAAAACATGGGAACAAATTGCCGTGGAACTCTACTACGATTTGCGGCACGTCCACCGCTTACACAGCAGGGCACTCAATGAGGTAGATGTCATCAGACGGTCATGTCACTAAATGTCATAGAATGCCACCCTTGTCTTCTGTTATAGTTATAATGGCAGAAAATAAACGAGAGCCTTCACGGTACCGAATCCGTGAGGGCTTTTCTTTTGGAGGCTACGACGATGCCATACAAAGCAAAGAAACCCTGCGCCCATCCCGGCTGCGCCAAACTGACCACGGGTAGGTACTGCAAGGAACACGCAAAACAGGAAGCCAAACGCTACAACCATTTTGACCGCGACCCCGAGAGCAACAAGCGCTACGGACGGTCGTGGAACAGGATACGCACGGCGTTCCTGTCGGCGAATCCCTTGTGTGAGATATGCAAGGCCGATGGAATGCTCACGCCCGCCGAACTTGTACACCACAAGCGTAAGCTGACGGACGGCGGCACGAACGACTGGGCAAACCTACAAGCCCTCTGTTCAGAGTGCCACAGCAGACTCCACGCCGGGCAAGGCGACTACTTTTAGTGTCAGACGGAGGGGCGGTCAGTGCCTCTACCGCTTTCAGGCAGGGCAGCGCGCTCGGCCTTTCGTATGAATTTTTCATAAATCAAAAATCAAAAAATCAAAACGGAAATCAAAATCAAAAATCAAAAGCGAGGTGACGCTCATGCCCAGCGGAGGCTATCGTCCGGGGGCAGGTCGCCCTCGGAAGAACCCAATCGATAAGAAGCTTGAAGGCAAACCTGCCAACACGAATGTTGCAAGTCAGCCCAAGCCTAAAAAGATAAATTCCAAAAACGTGATGGCGGACTACTTCTCTATGGCGATGAAGGAATGCGAAAAGGAAGTGCCGGCGGCGGATGTGCTGCGAAATGAAATCGAGGAATATATCTCGGCTCGAGGTTGCGACGGTTATGTCGCGCCACAGACAATTACGGACTATGTGCTGAACAGGCAGGGCTTCCTCGCATGTGAAGCCATGAACCGTAAAATCGGACGAATGACCAAGGAACTGAAGCTCTCGCCTTATGTCACGGCAGGCGCTCAGTACTACAAGGCGATGCAGGGCGACTTTAACCTGATCATGCAAATCATAAATCGGCACAGCAGCACTCAGGGCGAAGAAAAGAACGCTTTTCTCGAACTGCTCACGAACAGGGGGTTTTAGAATATGAAATCGACAGAACGATTTGAAAAAGTAAATATTGACCGGCTCGTGCCGTATGCCCGCAATGCGAGGACGCATAGCAAGGAGCAGATTTTACAACTTCGCGCCTCCCTTCGTGAATTCGGGTTTGTCAATCCGGTTATTGTGGATAAAGACCTGAATATCATCGCAGGACACGGAAGGATCATGGCGGCACGAGAAGAAGGCCTGACCGAAATCCCTTGCGTGTTCGTGGAGCATTTGACCGAGGCGCAAAAGAAAGCCTATATCCTCGCCGACAACCGTCTGGCTCTGCGTGCTGGTTGGGACGAGGAATTGCTGGCTCTGGAATTTGCCGACCTCAAGGAACTCGGCTTTGACCTCGAAATTACGGGATTTGACGCCGACGAGATAGAAAAGCTCTTCGCCGACTCCGACGGGGACGTAGCGGACGACGACTTTGACCTTACGGCCGCCCTTGAACAGGCGGCTTTTGTTTTGCCAGGGGATGTTTGGACACTGGGGCGGCACCGGCTCATTTGTGGCGATGCCACGGTATCGGAGACTGTTAAAAAGCTGATGGATGGTCGCAAAGCCAATCTTGTCCTGACCGATCCTCCTTACAACGTCAGCTTTGAATCTGTGAGCGGACTAAAAATCAAGAACGATAGCATGAAAGCAGAACAGTTCTACATCTTTTTGCTGTCGGCATTTAAGAATCTTTATGAAAACCTCGCCGATGGCGGGGCTTTTTACTGCTTCCACTCGGATTCGGAGAAGGTGAATTTCTTCCGTGCCTGCGTGGACGCGGGTTTTCATTATTCCACGACTTGCATCTGGGTCAAGAACGCCCTCGTGCTTGGTCGTGGTGATTACCAGCAAATGCACGAGCCGGTGCTGTACGCCTTTAAGAATACCTCCAAACACAAGTGGTATTCCGACCGCAAGCAGACCACCATCTGGAACTTTGATAAGCCTAAGAAGAATGCCGACCATCCCACAAGCAAGCCCCTTGACCTTCTGGCATACCCGATTGCCAACAGCAGTCAGGCAAACGCCATCGTGTTGGACACCTTCGGCGGCTCCGGCTCGACGCTCATTGCCTGCGATCAGCTTGACCGCACTTGCTTCATGCTCGAACTTGACGAGAAGTACGCAAGCGTCATCCTGCGCCGCTACGCCGAGTACAAGCAAAACGGTGGCGAGGACATCACCTGCGAGCGAAACGGCGAGATGCTCCGATACGCCGACCTTGTGAAGGAGGTTGCGGGAAAATGATACAGAGCGTACTCAGATACCCCGGTGCCAAGTGGGTCTTGTCGAAATGGATATGTGACAATCTACCGACGCACGAAGTCTACCTTGAACCGTTCTTCGGGAGTGGCGCGGTGTTTTTTGGCAAAGAGCCATGCCACACCGAAACGATAAATGACCTCGACGGCGAAGTGGTGAATCTCTTCAAGGTTATCCGCGAGCGCACTGAAGATCTATGCGAAGCCGTTTCACTCACGCCTTGGGCACGTGACGAATACTACAATTCCTACAAATGTGATAGTCCAGCTGACGTGGAGCGGGCGCGGGTTTTCCTCGTCCGCTGCTGGCAAGCCTTCGGCACTCGTACCGGTCAGCGTAGCGGATGGCGAAACCGCACCACCGGCAAAAGCCCGAAAGAGCCGGACATCTGGCGCAAGCTGCCGGAACGGATTCAGGCGGTAGCTGACAGACTCCTCGGCGTTCAGATTGAGAATACGGATGCTCTTTCGCTCATCGACCGTTACAACTCGACGAACTGCCTGATATACGCCGACCCGCCGTATATGGCGGACACCAGAAGCAAGAGCATCTATGCCTATGAGTGCGACGACGGCTACCACGCCCGCTTGCTCGACAAACTTGCCGCACACAGTGGGTCGGTGGTGCTGTCTGGTTATGACAGCCCGCTTTACAACGAGCATCTGAAAGACTGGCGACGTGTTGAAAAGGATGCCCGTGCCGAACTTGGCATGTGGCGGCGCGAGGTGCTGTGGATTAAGGAGGCGACTGTCTGTGAATAAGAAACCCACTCTACCCTGCGTGGTTTTTGTACTCAGTGGGATTGTGTCATACACACAATGATAAGAGGCTGTTTTCCCTTGATATTCGGTACATTTATTATCACGTAAACGCTTGCTATTAAACGCGTTTAGAGTGATATATGTAATGCGCGGGGGACGAAAAACCCCGCAAAATCAAGGAAAACGGAGGATTTAACCATGAAACTCAACTACAATGCAACGGGTCAGGAACGCAAGAGCCTTGTCGGAGCGATTAGCACCGCGCTGAACGCCCCGACCAAGTACCTCGGAGCACCGACATTCGCCTACGAGGTGGGTGGCTACCACGTTGACAAGACCGGCACGGTCACAGGACCCGACAACCTCGATTTGGAGGACGCGCTTCACCAAGCGGGATTCGATGCTGACGGCGACAACCGCCACTATGACGAACCTGACACCTACGAGAGCGGACTGGGCGGGCAGGGTGCGGTTGATGCTTGCCTCGACATTGACCAGCACCACCCCGGACAGTATGCAAACCCCGACGCACCCATTACCGAAACTATGCAAAGGCAGCTGGATGAGGTGCTTGCCTTCGAGGATTTACAACTGGATGGACGCGAGGAACTTGGCCTTGGGCGTACCCGCCGAGAGGACTTCCAAGGCGAGAACGGTATGCAGGTAAGTGACGTTCCCGAAGCAGATGAACTTGTCATCGAAATGCCGCTCACGGGCTTCACTCCTGAGAAACTCGACAACCTTGCCAAACTGGTAAACGCCAAAGCCCCGCTACTCAAGGCAGCACTTGGCACAGATGCCCTTCCGATTAAGCAGACTGCAGACACACTCCAGTTCCCTTGGTTTAGAGGAACGATTGATGCGGAACACACGGAAGCCTACGCTACGCTGGTCAGCTTGCTCTGCAAGACAGCACTTGAAAAGAAGCGTGTCACGGCAAAAGAAAAGCCCCTCGAGGGTTCGAGCCGATACGCATTTAGGTGCTTCCTGCTCTCCCTCGGCTTCATCGGCAACGAGTACAAGTCGGCGCGGAAAATACTGCTTAACGGCGGCGGGCTTTCGGGCAACACGAGCTGGAAGACCAAAACAAGCAAAGACGGAGGTAACAGCGATGAGCAAGAATAACTTTCCCTCGCGGGAGGAAGTCGAGCGGATACGCAAAATGTATCCTATAGGTACAAGAGTAGCTATCGTCTCGATGGCTGACCCATTCACAAATATGCCCGAAGGCACAACCGGAGTCGTCACAAGCGTCGACGATACAGGAACGGTTTTCGCGGACTGGAGCAACAGCAGCTGTTTGGGCGCGGTTTACGGCGAGGACATCATCCGCAAACTGACCAAAGCCGAGGTCATTAAAGAGCAATGCCGAAAAGTGGCGGCTACAGGACGCACGAATATGTTTGACACGAAGGTGGCATTCGAGATAGCGATTGAGATGGGTTTTGATGAGTTAGCAGACTTTATCTTTATGGACACCAAAAGCTACTCCGTCCTGATACTCACGGGCGAACTCGACAGCGTGGAATAAAACACACAAATATGGCGGCGGTACAGCCCCGAAAGATTGTGTGCTTTATATTGCCCAAATGACTTGCTATTACAGCGCATTAGAGCGAATATGTGTATGCCGCAAGGCACACAACACTTTTTTCAAGGAGGTAAACTGATGAACGATTACCGCGAAATGGTCAAAGCACAGCTTGGCGAGGGATACACCTTTGTAAAGGCTTACAACGCCTTTGAAAACGGCGAACTGCGGATTATTGCCAAGGATGCGAGCGGATTTGAACACCGCTACATTTTGAAAGATGGTTGGCTGACCGAAAAGCCGTAAGGAGGACATAAAAATGTGGAGTGAAGGTATTATCACCTGCCCGATGACGGGCGACAAATACAAATACTGGGTCAAGCATTTTGAAGAAGGCTCCCAGTTCGGTATCGATGGCGGCAAAGTCAGCAAACTGACCATCCGCAAGGTCGGCGAGACCCGCGACCTCTGCAACTATGACAGGGGCTGGGATATCGAACCGGGCAACGAAGTCAAGGCGGTCTACGCCATGATCCTCAGTAAGTACAACTAAGGCTTAACCACGAATGCAGCCGAGGACACCCCGCAAGGGGCTGTCTCTCGTCCAGATAGATTTTGAGGACTTCTTCGGAGGTCTTTTTATTTTGTGCGAAAGGAGGATGGCGATGCCCGAATTCAAATACAAACCCACACCGCTTATGCTACCAACCAGCCGATACGAAGCGCGGCGGGCGGACTTTGCTGTTAGTTTCATATCCATGCTCAAGCACACCACCGGCGAATGGTATGGGAAGCCGTTCCGTCTGATGCCGTGGCAGGAACAGATTGTCCGTGACATTTTCGGCATCGTCGGCGAAGACGGCTATCGGCAGTTCCGCACGGCGTATGTCGAGGTCGGCAAGAAGAACGGCAAGTCCGAACTGGCAGCTGCAATCGCCCTCTACCTCCTGTTCGCTGATGGCGAAGCTGGTGCGGAGGTCTACTCCTGCGCCGCTGACATCAATCAGGCAAGTATTGTTTTCAACACCGCCAAAGCAATGGTCGAGCAATGCGGTGATTTGGCAAAGCTATCAAAACTCGTGCCATCTACCAAGCGGATAATATTTCCGCACAACAACAGCTTCTACAGGGTATTGTCCTCGGAAACGAAATCCAAACAAGGATTCAATGTGTCAGGGCTTATCTTTGATGAACTCTTCGCCCAGCAGACCAGAGAACTGTTCGATACGATGACCAAGTACACAGGCGATGCCAGACGGCAACCCCTCTACTTCCTCATCACCACGGCGGGCAGGGACAAAACGAGCATCTGCTACGAAATCCACCAAAAGGCAAAGGCGGTACTGGATGGCTCTAAGATAGACCCTTCCTTCTATCCTGCCGTATTCGGCATTGAAGAGGACGATGATTGGAACGACGAAGCCGTCTGGCGGCGGGTCAACCCCTCCATCGGCGTGACGATTCCCTTTGAAACGGTGCAAGCCGCCTACGAACAGGCAAAGCAGAACCCCGCCGAGGAGATGCACTTCCGACAGTTTCGCTTAAATGAATGGTGCAACGCCGATATTCGCTGGATGCCTATGGATAAATGGGACGCCTGCGGCGAGGACATAGACTTTGACGAATACGAGGGTCGGGATTGCTATTGCGGTCTCGACCTTTCCAGTACGGGCGACCTTACGGCTCTGGTGATGGTATTCCCACCGATTGGAGGCGATACCAAGTACACGGTGATGCCTTTTTACTGGCTGCCGGAAGATGTTATCGACCTGCGAACAAGACGAGATCACGTCCCTTACGCCGTGTGGAAAAAGGCTGGCGTGTTCAACACCACCGAGGGCAATGTTGTGGACTACGACTATATTGTGGCATTCATCGGCAAGCTGTCGGAACGGTTCAAGATTCGGGAAATCGCCTATGACCGCTACGGTGCGGAGAAGATTCGCCGCGACCTTGAGGAACTGGGTGCGGAACATGGATTCACGGTATTCCCCTTTGGGCAGGGCTTCATATCCATGTCCCCGACTTCAAAGGACTTCTACCAATTCGTGATGGAAGGTAAAATTCGCCACGGCAAGCACCCCGTTCTTGACTGGAATATGGGTAATGTCATCGTCGACCAAGATGCGGCGGGCAATATCAAGCCCAACAAAAAGAAATCAACCGAAAAAATAGACGGCGTGGTCGCTCTGATTATGGGGCTTGCAAGGGCAACCCTCGGTGGCGGTATCGACGGCAGTATCTATGACGATAGGGGGTTGTTGTTTATATGACAACGGCATTAACCTTGGAAAACAAAAGCTGCGCATTTCTGTAGGATATGGAGGGCGAGTAGCCGTGTTGCATACTAAATGCACACAACAAGATTGTGCTAAAACCCAGAAAATTAATAGTGGCAAGAACATATTTGCCGTTGGGTCCGTTGATAATTGCTGCCATTGTAGGTCCATTGATAATTTCTGCCATTGATTATTCACCTCCTATAATATGGTTGATTTTTGCGACTAACCTTTCACCGGGAGGAGTTTAATCTCCTCGCGTTCTATCTCCCCCGGTGGACACTCAATAATATATCCAGAGACTCTAAATCGCTCATCACACGCAGCGCAGTCTCTATAGAAGTCAATTTCAAGATGGCGTGCTTCTTCAGAACGCGTTTCGGGAAACGAGGAGTATTCATCCTGTAGGTCAACAGCGTTTGTTGACTTGCAATAGGGGCATTGCAACTCCCTAACGAGGCTAAATATTGCGGGTTCAACGCTGACAGTACGAACTATTCTCATTGAAGCCGGAGCAAGAGGTTCATATGTATAGCAACTTCCGCTCACGAAGTATTTTGCTCCAATGGTTCTTGATAATTCTTTTTGGGTTCTTGTTGCAGGACGCACAGGTTCATAACCGAACCGCGAAAGAATTGTCTTAATCATGCACCCTACGACAGTCCGACGTTGTTCGTTCGCGAGGTTAAAGCTCTCCGAAGGGTGTCTGGTACAAAAAACCTCGATTATGAGTACAACAGGTGAAATTGCAGGTTTCCCTGCGTCTGATGCTTCAATCATAGCGATAATATTCCGGTCACGAGACAGTAAGTCGAAAACTGCCTGAGCGTTCGTGTTAGTTACGAGGTCTTTACCGCATTTTGGGTTCTCGTTGAGAAAATCACGGTACGTAGCTTTCATTGGTAGTTCTCCTTTCTTAAGGCAACTGAAATCGGTTACCTTAAGAATAAAGCATCCGATTTCAGTTGTCAAGACCTTGGAGGTGGTTTTTTGAAAAATATATTCAATGTATTCCGTTCACGGGATAAGCCTAAAAATCGTGTTGGTGGCGGCTGGAGTTTTCTATTCGGCGGCACAACCAGCGGAAAGGCGGTCAATGAGCGGACGGCGATGCAGACCTCGGCGGTCTATGCCTGTGTTCGCATTCTTGCCGAATCGGTGGCGGGACTTCCTCTCCATGTTTATGAACGAACCATAAACGGAAGCAAAGCCACAAAGCCGTCTCACCCCCTCTACCGGTTGCTCCACGACGAGCCAAACCGGGAGATGACTTCGTTTGTGTTCAGAGAAACGCTAATGAGTCATCTTTTGCTGTGGGGCAACGCATACGCACAGATCATCAGGGACGGTCGAGGTTTTCCTGTCGCCCTCTATCCGCTCCTACCCGACCGAATGGCGGTCGACCGCAGCAACAGCGGCGAGTTGACCTATACCTACCAAAGCGACAAGGGTCAGGTGAAGCTGCGGCGTGAGAGCGTCCTGCATATCCCCGGTTTAGGCTTCGACGGCTTAATCGGCTATTCTCCGATTGCGATGGCAAAGAATGCCGTGGGGCTTGCCATTGCCACCGAGGACTACGGCGCCATGTTTTTCGCCAACGGCGCAAACCCCGGCGGCGTGCTGGAACATCCCGGCGTCGTTAAAGACCCCGACAGGCTTCGTGAGTCGTGGCAGACGCAGTTTTCAGGTACAAACGCCCACAAGGTGGCGGTTCTGGAGGAAGGACTCAAGTTTCATCAGATGTCTATACCGCCCGAACAGGCACAGTTCCTTGAAACGCGGAAGTTCCAAATCAACGAAATCGCACGCATCTTCAGAGTACCGCCCCATATGGTAGGCGACCTTGAAAAAAGCAGCTTCTCCAACATCGAGCAGCAATCCTTGGAGTTCGTCAAATACACGCTCGACCCGTGGGTGGTCAGATGGGAGCAGTCTTTGCAGCAGGCGCTCATCTTACCATCGGAAAAAGCGACGATCTTTATCAAGTTCAACCTCGACGGACTGCTTCGAGGCGACTATCAAAGCCGTATGCAGGGTTATTCAACGGGCATTCAAAACGGCTTTATGTCGGTCAACGACGTGCGCAGCTTGGAGGATATGAATCTGCTGACCGCCGAGGAAGGCGGCGACCTGCACTTCGTCAACGGCAACATGGTCAAGCTGGCCGATGTTGGCGCAGCTTATGTTGAGTAAGTGATT